TGTCTATCTAATTCAGTAATCAGATTTAACGCCTCACCAAAGCTCTGTAGCTTGGTAAAGAGCCATTCGTAGAAGTTGTTCCCGTCGGCTCCAATGGCGGAACAACATTTGGAAAATCCTGTTTAGCAATTGCTAGTGATGTCACTTGCACCGTAACAGGTGGCGCTGCAGTGGATTTGACATACCCAAGATTGCAACCAACAACTGTTGCTATGAGTATCTCAGCGGTGTTCACTACAGAACCTACATCATCTAGTACTACATACTTGTCAGCACCCGACCTTTTAAGTATGTATCTCATTCCTACAAACAGCACTCCAACCAACAGGCTAGGAATGCTGTAAGGGACCCAAGAAGTAAAATTTGAGTCCGATGGTAACGTTAGCTCCAATGGACCAGCAACTGTTTGTGCAACAGTGGTGGCGTTGGTAGCTATGATTTCTCCTTCAAACAGACTTGAGATTGAGGGATTCTCCAAGTCATATTCCCATTCTACCACAATATTACCACATGCAGTGGAATTTGCAGTATTTTCAACCTTGACAACAAACACAAACGGTTCACTGTCAATGTCATGATCTGAACGGCATGAGAATGCACGTTGTGGCAACTTGGTCAAGTCGACGTGACTTGTCCATGGTTGTGAAATTTGGCCCTGAATACCACCATTACTGGCAAGTAAACAGTTGGTTTCGGCTTCATTCGTGTTATCAGACCACAATGTTCCCATGGTTATGATACCGGCTGTTGTGGCGGCACATATTGGCACGTATTTGACAACAAATCGTTTCGGACGATATGTGCTAAATAGCTGAGACAACCTGGCCAGGCGAGAACCTGGGGCAGGACCCATGAGATTTGGATTGCATGATATAACCATATCAATGGCTCGTGCAGTATTCTTAGTGATTGTACCAACTAAATCACTACCTTGGGCAACAACATGAGATCCGTTGCCCATTTTAAACGACAATCCAGTGACAGTCCTAGAATAGGATGCCATCGGAACTTGCCGAGTTCTAACAACCTTCCTGCGTGAAACACGAGGCTTGTTCGGTTGTTTATTTTGCTTAAACTTATTTTTAACTCTATTTCATAAGACCTGAAAGCGAGTCAAGCATTTCAAGAATATTTGGTTGCTGGAATAATCCCACCAGCAATGGCTCGGCTTACAACCTACCAGGGATCTTGATTTTAACGGGGGCCGCCCGCAGAGGTAATCTAGATGGCATGGTAACCAACCCCATATTCAGCAATTCCCACAACGTGGTATAACAAGATGCCTAATCTCGAATGCCCAATAAGGGCCAACTTACTTTTGCAGTTAGTAACATAAGCTTGCTAAAGCCCAAGGACCATGCTTACTCACATGATTCTTGTACACACATGCATTTTGCATGTGCAGAAAAAGCTGAACTATCCCAAGGT